TAGGGCAGATTACTAATGCCCTTTCCACTCATCCTAAACGTCAGCTTCGGATAACAGCGTTGAATGAATTGTTCCAATCGGGTGGAATGCAAGGTAACTTTATGATATCACGTGGTCATAGACCAGTGCGCGTCGTAGGTCAAATTAAAACTAATGAGACTATCGATGACACTAAGAGACCACGTCTTGTTGTAGATATGTCGACACCAGCCAGTCTTGTGTTAGGTTTGCTCGTCAATAAATTGAAAGAAGTATTTTCTGAGCTTGTAATACAAAACTGTCGCTTCACTTTTGTCGCTTCCCCTACAACTTCGTCTTTAGTTGCCGCTTTCACCCAGATTTGGCATCCCACGTATGAAATGGAATACGTGTATTTTTCTGACGATGCTATTATAGCCTTGCGCCGAAAAGATGGATCATATGAGAGAGCAAATGTTGATATTGTCTCATGTGATTCATCCCACGGCCCAGGCGTTTTCGAATTACTGAAACGCATCACTAGTGTTGATCCGCAGGTTACAGCTGTTATCGCCCTCGCGATATCTCAGTTGCGTTCTGACTTATATGTCTCTCACATTGGCAAACAGAGAGGTAAAAAGAGTAAGATTAAGCAAAAGGTTGTATACAGGCCGTTAATACCAGTGTTGTACTCTGGGTCTATCCTAACAACACTTATTAACAATTTAGCTAATATCCTTATTGGATTGTCAATTTCGAAAGAGAAAGACATAGTTAGAGGAGCACGTGAAGCGGGTTATTCCGTCAAGTGCGTTCCTGTTAATAAGATTGAAGACCTCCAATTTTTAAAATTTTCACCGTTTCACACTCATATTGGGTGTATAGGGATCTTTTTGAATCTGGGGGTTTTGTTTCGGCTGATAGGTAAGACTCGGGGAGACCTACTAGGGCATGGTAGTCCTATCACTCGAGCTTTTAGGTTTAATTGCGAAATTGCCTCAAGTCTCAAGTATTGTGGAGATTCTTCATTTTTCAAAGCCTTTTGTGATAAGTTTCCACCTGCACACCACGGAATGCAGGTTGAACTTCCTGGGGCCTTGGCAATGGTTTCCTTGAACCGATCTTTTGATGTACCAGACCATGTGATTTTTAATCGCTATGGTGTTCATGGATTGGACGAAGTTAATCATATGCTTAGGTCTTCTAGCCCAGGATCATTGATATCGCACAAGTTTGTCAACGCTTGCATGGCTATTGATTATGGTTTCTCTAGACCTGTGGTCTTAGACTACCGGTTACAACCACTGTCCACCATCCGATTTCCAGCGATTCACTACCATGAGTCACTGTAGTTTCCCTCCTATGAGGAGCCCCTCTCCTGGGTGAAATGGAGGAAGCTGGGAGGCGCAAATATCCTAGCTTAACTTAGATAAATTTCAAAAATGTGCCCG